CGATGTGACCTTCCTCGGAATGATGCCTTACAAGACCAAAGCAGGGCTCGCTTGGGGGCCCACCATTGGGAGCAGACTCTACAAGATGTTTTGGATGCGTGAGTTCAAATCACCGTCGGCGTGGGATCGTGGGGTCAGTCAACAGGGACTACTCCTAAGAAACGTACCCATTCTGCACGAAGTCTGCGTCAAAGTGGACGAGCTGCTTAAGGGTAAGAGCATCACACGCGAAAGAAGAGACATGAACCGCCCTTGGCATTTGTTCACAGAGTAGCAGAATCATTGGGATGAGGTAACCCTGGATTGGTTATGCAAAAGGTACTCTGGCCTGACCAAGGAAATGATATTGTCAGACATCCAGATCGTGAGGCAGATCCAGCGCTTGCCGGCCATGGTGCGGCTGGAGTCGCTTGAAATCATTTTCCAAACAGAGGAGCTCTGACCAGTGAGTCAAAGCCCCCAAGGTTCTGGTAGTCTTACACGACCTCGAACAAACATGAAGCAAATGGCACAAGCTATCGCACTACCGGGCAGGTATGCCCCGGTAAGGTATCCATCTTTCCCCGCGTTGGAGAGGACGGCTGTTATGTCCTTCAATGCAACAAGTTCGCTAACAGCACAGGCAGGCGAAACAAAGGTGATGCTGACTAGACAAGCCGCCTACCCATTTTGGGCCAGTCAGACTCAGACCGGCAACTTGGGTTACGGCGTCATTTGGCTGGGTCAGTCCAAGGCTCCAGTCGCTGGTGGATGTGTTTATGAACCGATCCCTGGACCATATCGGCATATTTCACAGGGAGCAACCCCGGTTGCAACAACGGACACCTTCGGTGTCGTATATTCTGGATCGGCCGTTCCTTTGACTTACCCCGGGAACTTTCCAATTGTTGGAATTGACATCGATACCCCGGGCACCGAATTCATTTTCTATCCGGCGAACTCTCAGTTGTTTATCGTGATTGAGAGGGCGATCAGCGGAGTTTGGAGCGGCAGTTTCACCATTGAAGCTTGGGATTCTCCAGGACAGTGTGCGCAGTATTACACCACTACGTTCAGTTCAGCTGGATCCCTTTCAGTCGCTCCGGTGCCAATGGTTTGGTCCAGTGATGCGTGGCTGCGGGTCAACAGTGTTTCAGCCAACATGGATGGTGCACTGAGCGAACAGTTGAAGATTGGATTGTTCGTCGCTAGTGGTACTGTCAGCTACACAGGTAACACTGCCAACTTTGGCACGTTCAGTTTCACCGCAAGTGCTTCAAACTCCTTTTTCTTGCCTCGTGCGGGGCCCACGGAGTTTGTCAACTCTTCTTTACCTTGGTATTCTACTCGAACGACCGCCGCCTCTGCTCTACTCACAAACACCACCAAAGTCATGAACAAGGAAGGGAATGTGTTGTGGGGAAGAATCAGCCCGGCCGTACAGAATGTTTGGAAGGTTCAAAGCACTTACATTAACACGTTGCATCCGGCTGAGAAAGCATTCTTACCGCTCGAGTGTGGGACATACACTTTCTGCCCTCCATCGACAGATATGACAAACTTCTGGGATTATTCTTCGAACAGCGCATACGCACTTGCTGTACCGGTTTTCAGGCTTGACAACGATTCACTTGTCAACGTCGGTTTTCTCAATGACCCAGACGGCGGCACCAGCTTGGCAATGAATGTCGATTGGCACATCGAATTTCGGACAAGTTCGACTCTCTTCCAGATCGGGCTTGCTACGTCTCCGATTGAGGCATTGCATTCAGCACAACTCGCTCTGGTGAAGAGCGGTTTCTTCTTTGACAATTTTGATCACGTTGCAATCATCGGCAAAGTGCTGAGGGTGTTGGGCTCACTTCACCCACTCATGTCAGCAATGTCGCCATTGGCCCGGGGTTTCATGGGAACGACGCAGGTCAGTCAAACTTTGTCAAAGGTGAACAAACCGCCGAGAGGCACGACATCACAACGCTCAGGGTTGTCTCAATTGCGACGAAACCAAGGGGGAGCACAGGGGGTCCGTCTCCCAAAACGCGTTGGAAAACAGTCAGTCAAGAGGCGAACAGCTTCGAGGAAAGATGGAACCGTCCCAAGTACTGCCAACGCAGTGGCAAATCGGATGATGGGACTAAACAGTGCAATGCGCCGTGCGCGATTGCCAGCTTGAGAG